CCTGCGATCTTGGCACCTGTGGCCACGCCGACGAGCTGCGCATTGGTGCGATTCAACACCATGGGCTTTACGTCTTCCATGAAGTGCAGGACCATTTTGTCCTCGTTCCCATCGTCGGTTTCAAGGGTCTCCATGCGGAAACCCTTGATGGTGAGGATTACGCCATCCTCGCCCACATCATCCTTGGTCAGGTACTTGGACTTGGAAGGAACCAGTTGGTCAAAAGTCATATCATTGACGTTAGTGCTCATGTTCGTGCTCCGCGAAAAAGTGAATTGAAGTGTTTGGACCGGGCGTCGCTGTCATCGATCATCTGGCGCAGCTCGGCACGCAACGCTTTGTGCCGTTCTAACGCCTCATCCTCAAGCCGATGCCGCTCATCCATCTCTTGCTGCGCCCAGGCGGCATCGGTTATGTCCTGTTCATCGTCCATGACTATCTCCAGTAGTCCGCTTTGAGCTTGGCGTACAGCTCATCATTCGGTTGCTTCGGGATGCAACCAATGCAGCGACAGTCAGGCGCGTGAGAGACATCCACGCCTTTGGGCGTCTCGAGAATCTCCTGGCCGTGGAATTCGAACGCTGCTGCTTTGTTGCGGCACTCGTACGTGCGGCCGATGATCTTGCCGATGATGCTCACGGCACGTTCTCCTCGTCCTGATCGTCCTGCCACTCCTCCTCGGCTTCCTCTGGCGTGAGACCGGCGCAAACGCCGCAGTAGTTCGTCTCAATGCCACTGACAATCCCGTAGCGCGTCCAAGGATGTTCTTGGCAGCAGTCGCAGAGCACGCGTTGCGGATTCATACTCGACACCCGCACATCGGCTCGCCCGTATGCTGATGCAATGTGAGGCGATGACACTCAGGACACTCCGTAGCGGACGGCCCTGCTTGTTCCTCTGGCGTGCAGTTGCGGACACGATCACGCGCCGCAAGCAACTGGCGATACTGGTCCGCGTTGCCGCCCGCATCGGTCCAGCATTTCTCACATGCGCTCATCGCGTCACCGCTTCAGGTCCACGCCGCTGGCAATGCCGCGAGGGCGGCGGCAACAGCGTCGGCTTGCGCGGCCGCTCCAGCAGCCAGGCGAGCGCGTACAGAATCACCCCTGCGCTGCCTGCTACCCACGGCAGGATGTGCCAGGAGCTCATACGCCCTCCGTCCTAGCGAGATCGATTGATTCGCCGAGAGATACCTGCCCAGCGATGGCCAAAAGCTGAGATGAAAGTCTCGCGAGCGCCCGACTATCCATCTCCATGGGCGGATTGGCTGCAATGTCTGCCAAGTCTCCAGCGATCTCGCGGAGCTTTGCCGATAGCGGTGGTTTTCCCCACGAGTTGCATGCCTGCTCAAGCGCTGCGGTTTCCAGAGCCAGCCGCGACTGCAGCCGCTCGATCTCGCAATAGGGGCAGGTAACTCCGTCGTCCTTTTTGAAGACGGCGCTATCGTTTGAGCCTGCGACCCAATGTGCGCACTGAGCACTCATGTGGATGTCCTCAGCGCGGCGAGCTTCGCGTTGAACTTTTCCCGCTTGCGCACCTCAGGCATTACTTCATCTTTACGATGCTCCATGCAGTCGTCGCACAGATATGCGCGTACGCTGTATTTCCAAAGCGCCTTGACTTCCGGCTGTCCGCGCTTGCACGAACTGCAGCACTGATAAGTAAGTCCGAGGCGACTCGTATACGAGTATTTTTCTCGTAACCACGGCCGATGGAATCGCAGCTCGCCGAAGGTGCGAATATCGTCACTCATACCCGCGCCTCCGGCAGGATGAAAACTCCCGCATGAACTTCCTCCATGATTTCAAGGGCCAACTCTTCGGCCAGGAAGTTCACGAGGCTGCGGCGTTTTTCCGCACGCTCGCGAACCGCTTCCAGCATGCCCGCGAGCCGTCGCGCTTCGGCCAGATCGTCGGCAAGAGCGATACGCTCATTGCGCAGAGCGTCTACGGTGCGTAGTGCAGTCATACGCGCGCCTCCGGCGGGGTAAGCAGATGCTCCATAAATTCGCCGTCTTTGAGCGAGTACCAAACATCGGCCTTAATGCCGTTATCACCAACTTTGCTCGCGCGGATGTGCAGGATGCTTCCATCCTTTTCATCGCGCTCGACAAGTACGATGGCACTCCCGATTGGCGCGCGAGCTTTACCGTCTCTGCCAGACGCGATAGCGACGGCGTGGAGTAGCTTTCCATCGGCGTCAGACGTGATCTCACTCTTTCCGTACCAACCAGTAGTCAAACTGGCCGAGCTGTCCCCCGTGGCGGAGCTGGCCGACCTGGCCCCCGTGGCGGAGCTGGCCGACCTGTCCCCCGTGGCGTGGTTGGATGTGGCCGCCGTACAGTGATCGCGCACCCACTCAAACGCCCGAGTGATCAGATCCGGCACAGAGATCGCAGCCTTGATGTGTAGGCGTGCGCTTGCGACTTTGCTGTCCTCTTCGTGCCGAGAGATTTCGCCGCTCGCCTCCACCTCGGCAAACATGCTGATTCCAGGTTCATAGTAGCGAAAGACATCCAGAGGATTTTCGCAAGAATGCCAACCTGACTCGCACGCCTTCACAGGACCTTCATGGTTGTAGGTCTTTCCAACTTCAAACTGATAGGCGCGGCAGCGCATTTGCGCATCGAAACCTTTGTAGGCTTTGATGATGACTGGCGAAGATTCTTCTTTTGTCGGTTCGTCGCTCACTGTTTCACCCGTGAAGTATCATTGTTGAGCAGATGCGCCGACTGGCGGGCCAAGCACCGAACCGCTTTGCGTACCTGCGCCTCTGCCGCCCACCGGGGACAGCCATAGCACAGCGCCAACATCGCCCCCGCTTGGGAGCAATCGCGATCGCACCCGGCGATCACCTCAATGCCCTCGGACATCATCAGCGAGGCGACCACCCACGTGAGGTTGACGCGCACGTTCACGACGCTACTTCCTGCTGCGCGATCTCCTGCTCGCCGCAGACGGTCTCGTATACGTCCTGCTCGACCATCTTCGTGCCGACCTTCACGCGGCGGCAGACGGTGGAGGTGTAGGTCAGCCAGATACGCGCGCGATCTAAGCTGTGATCGTGGCCCTCGCCCTCACGGTAGAAAAACTGACTGTAGGTCGGAGAGTTGGGTTTCGGTCGATCCGTCTCTACGAGGATGTTATAACCGTTGCGGCGCAGGATGCCCCATACGGCCTCCAGCACGTGCTTGTCGCCAGTGAGGGCAATATCGAGCGAGTTGCTGTCGCAGGTGATACGCGGCTCAAAGCGCTCCAGCGCCTCGATGACGGGCGTGAAGACCGCCGCGTGCGTGTCGAGATAGGCCACGACCTTATCGCGGTATGAGGTGATATCGGTCTTGATCTGTTCGAGGCTCATGCGACCTCCAATTCCGTCAGGCTCAACCACTGACAGCCCGGCGCTTTCATCTCAATAAGGATTTGGACGACGCCTTCGCAGAATTCGGCGAGCGCTTCGTCTCGTTTGGCGCTCCCGTGGTTGCGCGCATCCCAGTACGTGGTCCAAAACTTTTTCTTGGCTGCGACTGCGACTGCGACTGCGGCTGCGACTGCGTCTGCGGTTGCGGCTGCGACTGCGGCTGCGGCTGCGGCTGCGGCTGCGACTGCGTCTGCGGCTGCGACTGCGGCTGCGGCTGCGACTGCGGCTGCGGCTGCGACTGCGTCTGCGTCTGCGGCTGCGTTTGCGTCTGCGGCTGCGACTGCGTCTGCGGCTGCGACTGCGTCTGCGGCTGCGTCTGCGGCTGCGACTGCGTCTGCGGCTGCGTCTGCGGCTGCGACTGCGTCTGCGGCTGCGGCTGCGACTGCGTCTGCGGCTGCGGCTGCGACTGCGTCTGCGGCTGCGACTGCGACTGCGGCTGCGGCTGCGACTGCGACTGCGACTGCGACTGCGTCTGCGACTGCGTCTGCGACTGCGACTGCGACTGCGTCTGCGACTGCGTCTGCGACTGCGTCTGCGACTGCGCGAAGCTGCTTCGCAATCGCTCGCAGCTCAGAGGAGACCGGAGCGCTTGGCGTACGGCTGCACAGGTCAGCGGCGTGCAGAAGCTTTTCTTTGGTCGCAGTGCCATCTCGGAAAAGACCGGCAACGGCCTTGAGTCCTGTTGGGATCTGCGTGCGCAGCGCGAGAGAGCACACGCGACGCGCGAATTCCGGCTCATCCAATACGCCGGCCGAACCTAACTGCGCGAGTGCCAGACGACGTAATCCTTTCGCGCGAGCCTGATCGCTCGTCCAAGTTGAATCGTTCAGTCGGATTTTCAGCCGCCGCAGCGCGGGAGCGACGCACGATGGGTTATCCCCATGCGGCAGATCCAGCGCGTAGCTCACCGCGGCCTCAACGCACATCCGGCCGGGGATCGGCTGGCCAAGGCCGGAAACCAGCCCTTTATCGACTACCGCCAGGACTTTGCGCGCGATCGTCTCGTCGATATCGCGGTATGAGGTGATATCGGTCTTGATCTGTTCGAGGCTCATGACTGCGCCTCCGCTTGCACGGCCAACATGCGCTCCAGCAAATCAATTGCGCTGGTCTGCAGCCATTCAATTGTTGGTTTTAGAGCGTCCCCCGCAGCGGCCCTCGCAGCGTCCCACGCAGCGTCCCACGCAGCGGCCCACGCAGCGGCCCACGCAGCGGCCCTCGCAGCGTCCCCCGCAGCGGCCCACGCAGCGGCCCACGCAGCGTCCCTCGCAGCGTCCCCCGCAGCGGCCCACGCAGCGGCCCACGCAGCGTCCCCCGCAGCGGCCCCCGCAGCGGCCCACGCAGCGGCCCTCGCAGCGTCCCCCGCAGCGGCCCACGCAGCGGCCCACGCAGCGGAAGCCTCACTTTGTGCCAATCGGACGCGTTCACCCGCGGCAGTAGCGCCCGCCATGTCTACAATCTCAGGTAGCGCGCGCAACGCTTTGGCGTGCTGATGCAGGGCTGGCACAAGGTCTAGCCATTTCGGCGTATGAACGCGTCTCAGCCAATCGAGAGCGAGATAGGATCGGCGTTCAGCGACAGCGTCTGTTGAGCGCGTGCCGACCAGGCGCGGAACATAGGGTTTGAGCAATCGATCGCGATCAGCATCTGAGGGCAATCCGTCGTTCCACGAGATCATAAAATCCGTGATGACGGGGCACGCGCATTGCGGCCGGTCAGCCCAAGGCTCGCCAGCAACATATGCGACGGCCTCCATCACGCACATCTCGCCATCAGCATTGCTCGGGTGATTACCGGCGCGCAGCGACCAGCCGATCACTTGCGCCCAGCGTTCCTGCAGGATTCGGAATTCTTCTCGGGTCACTGCTGTCTCCCTCTACCCGCAGGGGCGGGCGATGTGTAGCAGACTACACGCATATAGCCAGACGTGTCAATAACTACACGGACAAAATATAGAAAGACGAGAAATGCCTACACAGGCAAAGGCTTAGGTGGCGTTTTGGGAGTGCCGAGGATGCTTAACGCGTTCGGCGATCAATGTATCTTCGAGGTTTTGTAAAAACCGCGCCCTACCGATCTCAGAAATCGAGCAGAATGACTCGACGAGATCATGGACAGTCTCATCGCCGAAATGAGACGTCTCGATACCGGGGCATAGTAACTGCCATAGAGGGACATGGATATGCTTGGCCACAGCGATTAGTTTATCGAGCTGCGGTGCCCCGACCCCGTTCAGCAGATTGCTGACCGTCTTGTTCGAGAGCCCCCCTCCAATCGCCTTCGCGACGCCGCGAGCGCTGAGCTTGCGCTTGGCAAAGATGCTGCTCAGGTTTTGAGCAAGCACCTGCTGCGGATCGCGGCGGCTGTGTAATTCACTACGCATCTCCCCTAAGGGTAAGGGAACTGCTGTGTAGAGGGTTGCAACCATACCGTGTTATTAATTACACTGAGCGGCATGGCTGATGTTCACAATTCGACAGAATCCCTGCTCACCCGCACGAAAAAGCTTTTGGAACAACGGGATGAGCTGACGTTACGTGAAATCGCTGAGGGCGCGGGAGTCGGCCACGAGTGGCTGCGATCCTTCGTTTATGGCGATCGCATCAAAGATCCCGGCGTTATTCGGCTCGAGAAGCTCTTCAACTTCCTGACCGACTACCAAGCCGCAAAACGCTTCAATGACCGCAAGCCCGAGGCGAGGGCGACCTGAGTGTCACCTCAACTCATTGAGCGCGCCACAAGGGCACTTGAAGACAAAGAGTTTGGCGCTCGCTGCCTCGCATCGCACCAGAGCGCGCTCGCAGACACCGCACAGATAGATTTTGCGCGGGAAACTCTGCGGCATCGTGCAGATGACGATAGTCCGTTCGGCGAGTTGATCCTCCGAGATCGCAGTGAGCGTGTCGTCCTTGAGTCCTTGCATCACCGAACTATAGCCAAGCTCGCAGGCGAGTTCACGCCGCGCCGCGAAAGCGCCCTGGGCGCCATCCTGCCAGACAACTGATGGCGCTCTATGGGGAGGTCTGCAATGCAAAACAACATTCACTGGCTCGCCAATCAGTTAGGCAACTGCCCCCGGCACTGGTTCTGGCGCGGTGTGCTGATTGTGTGGCTCGTCGTGATCGCGTGTGTCGTGCGGGCGTGCTCATAGATGCGCGCGCGGAGTATCAAGCCGGGCTTCTTCCAGAACGAGGATCTAATCGAGCTTCCCTTCGAGTATCGGCTGCTATTCGCCGGCCTATGGGCGATGGCAGACCGGGAAGGGCGTCTCGAAGACCGGCCGAAGAAGATCAAGCTGAACATCTTCCCTGGCGACAATGTCGATTGCGATGCCGGACTTACGGCGTTGCACGAAAGGGGATTCGTGCGCCGGTATACCCAGGACGGTAAGCGCTTCATCCAGGTATTGAACTGGTCCAAGCACCAGCGCCCCCATTCCAAGGAAGCCCCCAGCACCATTCCTGCTCCTGACGAGCACCTACCTAGGTCGGTGCCAGCGCCTACTAAGGCAGAACCCAGCACCAACCTAGGTAGTGGCGAGCACGCTCTGACTCCCTCTTCTCTGACTCCTGACTCCGGACTCCTGACTGCTGACTCCAGTTCACTTCGTTCACATGGGCCAGCAAAGCCGGCCCGAGCGCGCAAGGCTGAGTCTGAGCCAGCTGAGTTCGTCGAGATTCGGCGCGAGTATCCACGCCGTGCCGGTTCCCAGCGCTGGGGGGATGCGCTCAAGCACTGGCATCGGCGTCTCGCGGAAGGAACCACTTCGCAGGACATCCTCGCTGGCGTGAAACGCTACGCAGCGTTTGCCAAAGCCACAGGCATTGAGCGTACCCAGCATGTTCAGCAGGTCGCGACGTTCCTCGGTGACAACCGCGGCTATCTCGAGCTTTGGCACCCGCCGCCGCGCCCGGAAACCGCGATGGATCGCATCCTGCGAGCGAACGGCGGCCCCGACAACTCACGCGTAATCGAGCATGACCCTGAACTCAGAGCCCTCACGGGCTAACGAAATCTGGAAGCGCTTCGCCGGCATGTTTGGTGCCGATGCTCTCGAGCGCAAGTTCGGCAAGCAGCCGCCGCCGGAGTGGGGCGCAATGCTCTCGAGGCTCAAGGATTTTGAGATCGATCGCGGCGTGCGCCGGCTCGCCTACAGCGGCAAGGCGCATGTGCCGAGCCTGCCGGAGTTCACGAAACTGTGCCGGATGGTCGGGGATGATTCCGTCGACGAAGGGCCGCAGCGTCTCGCGCTGCCCAGCCCTGATACCTTCGTGGGCGATCAGTGGGACTTGATCGCCAACCAACGGTTGCTCAAATTCATCACGACTACCGTTTCTGCGAAATCGAACGCGCTGGGTGAAGTGCCCGAAATGCAGGTGGAGCGCGCCCCAAATGGAAAGCCATTGCGCCTCAAGAGCGTGCCTTCCGCCCAGCAAGTCATCGCGACAGGGATTCTCACCGGCTACAAGAAAGCTTGGGCGCAGGACATGCGTGAGGCGAGCGTTGATCCCAACACAGGCGAGGTTCTGAGGGTCCCCGTGACCGAGCAGGAGAATTCATGGAACGAATGCATGCGTCGCGCGATGGCCGAAGTCGATCAGAGGATCGCAAGTTGATTAAGTGGGACACCTCAGACCCCGGCGTCCACCGCTCATCGTGCGGGCGTTATGTGGCGGTTCGCGCAACCTCAGAGCACTGGATCGCCTACCGCTTGACCCCGCTCAACACCGGCGAGGATCTGGGCACACACCCGACGGATGCCGAGGCGCGTGCCACCTGCGAGCGGCATGCTCAGGCGAGGACGGCATGAGATGGACCGAGCGGGACCTGGCCCGCATTAACGCCCTGCGCGATGCCATTCAGACGCCGTTGGCACCGCGGAAGTATCGCAATGTGCCGACGGAGTTCCAGGGCCTGAAATTCGACAGCAAGCACGAGCTCGAGATCTATCGCGGGTTGAAGCTGCGAGAGGCCGCTGGCGAGATTCGCGCCGTCGTGCGTCAGGTATCAATGCAACTACCGGGCACCAAACGGCGCATCCGCCTCGATTTCATGCTCGTGCATCTGGACGGTCGAATCGAATTCGCAGACGCGAAAGGCTGGGAGACCGCAGCTTGGAGTCTCAAACGCCAACAGGTCAAAGACGCTTTCGGTATAGATATTCAATTGTTATAGGAGATTTCGATGAAAGTCAGTTTCTCCACCGTCGTCGCTTGGGATGATCCGAAGAGTACGCCGCTGACCGCAGCCGATCTTGCGACAGCGACTTACACGCTGTTCTTGGATACCGTCAATCCGCCCGTGAAGACCTATCCGGTGCCGGCGGCCAATATCGCCGCAGCCACACCGAATGTGGATGGCAGCAAGACGGTCACGGTCGATGCGGTCAAAGATCTGGGGCTCACGCTGGTACCGAATGGGACTTACTACGTGGCGGCCCAGGATTCGGTGGATGGCATCCTCTCGCTTGAGACGGCGATCATAACCTATAAGAACCTCATACAGCCGAAATCGCCCGGAAATTTTACTGTCGCTTGAGTTGGCTACCGAGCTGGTTCAAGCGGTGGTTGAGATGTCCATGATTATCGCGCGCATGCATGTGGCCACGCCCTGGCGCTGGTACATGATCGGCGGGAGGACCATTGCCCTTTCCACGTAAGCTCAGTGAGGCGGGACGCGCAGAGATCGAGGCGGTCGCGATTGCCGAAAGTCAGTTGCCGACCGATAAAGCGCTCGCGGCGAAATATGGCGTCTCGCGCTCACTCATCCAGCAGATCAAGCATGCAGTGCGCGTGAAGGTGCGCAAACTGACATGTTCCCCGTGGAACCAATCTGACACTATCGGGTAATCATCATTTCTCGAGCATAGCCTCGCGTGGGTAGACCTTCTGATTATTCACAGCAAGTTGCCACTGAAATTTGTGCGCGACTCGTAGAGGGGAAGTCGCTTCGTGCGATCTGCCTTGATAATCAAATGCCCGGGCTTCGCACAGTGATGACTTGGCTCGCTACCAAAGAAGAATTTCAGCAACAATACGCGCGAGCTAAGGAAGAACAGGCCGATACACTTGCCGACGAGATTCTTCATATTGCAGATACTCCGCAGCCCGGCCTAAAGACGGAGACGAGCGAAAAGGGCACCAAGACCATTGAAGGGGACATGATTGAGCATCGTCGCCTTCAAGTCGATGCTCGAAAGTGGATTGCTTCGAAGCTGAAGCCCAAAAAGTACGGTGACAAGCTGGCGGTCGGAGGCGATAGCGATGCACCTCCCATTCGCATCCAAAAGATCGAACGAGTCCTGGTTCATGCGAACACTTCAGATCCAGACCGCTGAAGTGTTCGCGCCATTGCTCGCGCCCGCTCGCTATAAAGGTGGATGGGGCGGCCGCGGTAGTGGCAAGAGCCATTTCTTTGCCGAGGCCCTCATCGAGGATTGCCTTGCAGAACCTGGAATATCTGGCGAGGGCATGCGGGCGGTATGCATGCGGGAGATGCAGAAGGATCTCGCGCAGTCCTCGAAACTGCTGCTGGAGACGAAGCTGCAGAAATTGGGAGTAAGAGAGATCGATGGATTCAAGATCTACAAAGATCTGATCGAAACACCACGCGATGGAATCATCATCTTCAAGGGGATGAATGATTACACCAGCGAGAGCATTAAGTCGCTAGAAGGCTTCAAGCGCGGCTGGTGGGAAGAGGCGCAGACCGCGACCTTGAGCTCGCTGAATCTCTATCGCCCGACAATTCGGGCCGATGGCGCCGAGAAGTGGTTCTCTTGGAATCCCCGGCGCAAGGGCGATGCGGTCGATCTGATGCTACGCGGCTCCATCATTCCCACCGGTGCGGTCGTTGTCCGTTCCAACTGGCGCGACAACCCTTGGTTCACCGCCGAACTGGAGCAGGAGCGTCAGGACTGCTTGAAGCAGCAGCCCGATCAGTATCAACATATTTGGGAAGGCGATTATGTGACCGTCATGGCGGGCGCGTATTACGCTGAAGCGATCAACAAGGCGAAGCTGCAAGGCCGGATCGGCAAAGTCGGAATCGATCCGCTGATGACGATTCATGTCTTCGTGGACATTGGCGGCACGGGGGCTCGCTCGGATGCTTTTGCGATGTGGGTAGCGCAGGTTATCGGGCGAGAGATCCGCGCCGTGAATTACTACGAGGCGGTAGGCCAGCCCTTGGGGACGCATATCGAATGGTTGCGAGAGAATGACTATTCCCCGCAGCGTGCGCAGATCTGGCTACCGCATGATGGCGAACAGAATGACCGTGTCATCGATGTCTCATTCGAATCTGCCTTCCGAGCGGCAGGCTATCGGGTGGAAGTCGTACCGAATCAAGGCAAGGGCGCTGCGAAGAAACGCATCGAAGCGGGACGACGTTGGTTTCCATCGATCTGGTTCAACGAAGTTCCGACAGCGCCAGGTCTTGAGGCGTTGGGCTGGTATCACGAGAAACGAGACGAGGCCCGCGATATCGGGCTCGGCCCTGAGCATGATTGGTCATCGCATGGGGCTGATGCCTTTGGCCTGATGTGTATCTGCGCTGAGCAGATCATGAACGCGTTGCGAGTCAGAAAGCCCATCAATTACCCGAAGCGAGCCTACGCATGAGTGCTGCAGTGTTTGCAAAGATGAAAGAGATTGAGGCCCGGATTATAGAGCTTGAGCGCCTGGTGCGGGAGCTATTGGCGAAGCGCGAGACTCTCAGTTTGCCTGGGAAGCAGAAATGACTATCAAATTCACGCGGAATACCGTTGTCAACAGCAAACTGTATTTTGCCGGGGATATCTACAGCTTAGATTCTGTCACGGAATACAACCAGATTTCGGCTGGCGCTGCGAGCGTATGGCCGCCGCAAGTATCTTCCCCTCTGAAACTGATCAACTTCAATCCGCCAGGACTCGGTAACGTACAACAGGTCATGGCAAGCCCCCCGACGGTGGCTATTTCCACGACTAATCCTTTGGCATCAGGGAATCAGATCTCCCCATACCAGAATTCACTCGATTCGGTTACTGGAGCAGGCACAGTAGATCTGTCGTTTGTGTCCTGCACTCGTGGCGGAAATCCTTTACCCAAGGGCACGACATCTCCGGATTACAACTTCGTCAAGTTTGATCATATTTCTGCGGTTGCAGGTGGCACAGCCTACAGCGGCGGTAATGCCATGCAATTTGGGGTCATGCATTACGGCAGTAGCATTGTGCTCGTCGTCAAAGGGCTAACGAACAGCATATTTGCCAAGGTCAATGACCAGTATGTAAGTCTTACGCCCACGGCGGTCCCCAATAATGCCACGCTGAATTACTACTCGCTGACGTTCGGGGGAGCCGCGCTGCGGCGTATTGACTTCATCATGGACAATGTCCTGGGAAGCTGTGCTTTCGGTGGGTTCTTCATCAACCCGACCGATATGCTGATGCCCGCGCCAGTTCGTGGTCCACGCGTCATCATCATGGGAGATTCCTTCACAACCGCCACGGGTGCCGGCGGCACGGCGCTGGGCTTCACTGGTGTGTTTTCTGAATACATGGGATGGGACGACGTTTGGCCATCCGGTATTGGCGGGACTGGCCTGCTCAATGCGGGATCTTATTGCACCTATCAGCAACGGGTCATGAATGACGTCATCCCGTTTAATCCTGACGAGGTGATAATCTGTGGATTTTACAATGACACCGGTTCGGCATCGCCCGCACTACAGAATGCTTTGACCACGCTGATTCAGACGATCCGAACGAATCTTCCCAATTGCATCGTGAAGGTTGTTGGCCCTTACGTGAACAAGGGCTCTGGCAATCAGGGGATCAGCGGCGGAATTTCAGGTCAGAGGATTCAAAGCGTTGCCGCGGTCGCATCATTCAATTCTGTTTTCGTTCGCTATATTGATACGAGTACGGGCTATACGCCCACTACTCCACAAACACTGACGCTCAGCAATTCGGTCAGTGCTAATGCCACCACATTCCTAACTACTAACATCGGCTTCGTCGCGCCAGGAACTACCTACCAGTTTCCGGATGGGAGTCGCTCATATGTAATTTCCCGGTCAGGCTATACGGCCACAGTTGATAAAGTGGTGAGTGCATGGCCTGCGGGTACGGTGATTACTCAGGTAGGAAACTGCTATTTGACCGGTTCTGGGTTCAGCGGGGCAACCACGGGACAGGGCAATGCGGATGTGTTGGTCTACACTGATGGCGTTCATCCCAGTCCTGCCGGACATATTGCCCTGGGCGTGAATTTGGCTCAGAAGTATGTAGCCAGTATGAGCACGTGGGCGGCGCTGACCCAAGGGACGCTCACCTAAATGATGGATGAATCCGCCCTCATTGCCGCGATCGACGATGCGGACAACCGCAGTTACGGATCGAATCTCTCGAATCTAACCGCTGCGCTATCTGCTGAACGCGCACTCAACATCGACCTGTACTTGGGCAAGGACGTGGACCCAGCGCCAGAGGGTCAGTCGAGCGTCATCGATCGCACCGTATTCGAGACCGTGCAGTGGGTGCTACCGAGCCTGTGTCGGATCTTCGCCAATGGCGATGATGTCGTTACGCTGCAGCCGGATAATCTTGCCGATAGTGCCCAGGCCGATCAGGAAGCGGCCTATCTCAACTGGCTGGTCACGCAGAAGAACGACTGGTTCAGTCTGTTTCTGGAATGGGCGACCGATGCGCTACTCACCAAAAATGCCTACTTTCTCGCCTACCGCGATCGTAGCCGGAAAGTAGAGATCGAGCGCTATGAGAAACAGACTAAGGAGGGTGTTGCACTCCTGCTCCAGGATGCGAGCGTGCAGATTACGCAATCGCGGCAGTTTGAAGCGCCCGACTTGCCGCCTGAGCCGGTCCTAGGCCCGCAGGGTGAGCCGATCATCGATGGCGCCACGGGCCAGCCGATGATGCGCCCGGCGATGCTGTATGACATGACGATCCGTCGCACGGACTCCAATGATGATGTCTGCATCCGCGTCTTGCCGCCGGAGCGCGTGAAGGTCGATCAGCGCGCCTTCTCCTGGCGGCTCGATGATCGCTGCAACTATTTCGAGTACTGGGAAGAAACGACGCTCACTGAGATCCGCAATCAGGGCTTCGACATTCCGGATGACATCGCGGATGACCCTGAGATCTACACCCAGGAGGATTATGCGCGCGACCAGTTCGGCGAGCGGCGCCTAGAGCGCTATAAGCCCTCAGATCCCTCCATGCGCCGAGTCAAGGCGCGCATGATCTGGATCCGGGTGGACTATGACAATGATGGCGTTGCGGAACTCCTGCAGATCTTGCGCATCGGGCGGCGGATCCTCTACCAGGAAGAGGTCTCACGCATTCCCGTGGCATCGGGCGTCGTGTGCCCGCTGCCGCACCGGCATATCGGCGTATCGCTCGCCGATATCACCGCCGACCTGCAGCGGATCAAGACGGCGATCCTGCGCCAGGGGCTGGATAACCTCTACATCACGAACAACCCGCAGAAGGTGCTGAACGAGCAGTTCGTGAATCTGGATGATGCGTTGATATCGCGTCCCGGGGGCGTCATTCGCGCGACTGACATCAATCAGATCCGCTATGAGGAAGCGCCGTTCGTCTTCCCGCAGGCCGTCGAGGGCTTGCAGTACATGGACCAGGTGCGCCAGCAACGTACGGGCGTTAATTCGACCTTCGCGGGGATCGAGAGCCGCGATCTTGCGAATATCCAGCCTGGCACGGTGAATCAGTTCTCTGGCATGGCGGCCGAACGTGTCACGCAGATGGCGCGCATCCTCGCCTTTGCGATCGAGGATCTGTTCTCCATCGTCCATGAGCTCGTGCTCAAGATGGGGCATAAGCGCCAGACGGTGCAATTGCGCGGCAAGTGGGTCGAGGTCGATCCGGGCAGCTGGAAGAAGCGCAACAAATTCAAGAGTTGCGTGGCGTTCTCCGCCGGCAACCGCGATGCGATGTTGGGACGGCTCGCCATCATCGCCGCCAAACAGGTCGAGGCGTTGGAAGCCAAGATTCCAGTGGTCACCCCTGAGAATTACTACGCGACGCTCATGGAGATGACCAAAGCGGCGGATTTCTCATCGCCCGAGCGCTTCTGGACCGATCCTTCGACGATCCCGCCGGCGCCTCCTATGCCGCCGCCTGAGATTCAGAAGGCCGCCATGACGATCGCGAGCCAGGAGAAGATCAAAGCGGCGGAGCTGATCCAGAACGAAGTCGAGAGCCGACGCAAGGCCGCTCTCGATAAGTACGCGATTGATGCGGGCGTCAGCGCCAAGATCGTAACGACCCAGCATCAGACGCATGCCGCACATTCTCTGGAGACGCTCAAAGCTCACAATGATGCGGTACTGGGCTCGATGGGCGTGGGCGAAGAGCATGGCACGCCCTTAGAGCACGCTAGGCGTGCGATCAAAGAGAACGGCGGCGCAATTCCCTCGGTCAGCGAGGCGGTCGGACATCTCGTGACCGGCGTTAAGAATCAGGGCTCGGTGACGCCGCCATGAATGATGCCGAATTTCTTGACCGCGCCAACAAGGCCAAGGCCATCCTCGAGAGCCCAATCTACCAGGAGTCTTACGAGAACACGCGCAAGGCAATCATCTCCCGGATTGAGAGTACACCGCTTGCCGATACGCAGGCCGCTGAGGACTTGCGCCGCTGTCTGAAACTCCTGCGCGACGTGCGCGCCAATCTTGAGCTTGCGATGAGCCAGGGAAAGGTTGCGCTTTTCAACATCGAACGGGAGAAATCCCGCAAGACCTCTCCACTTCGAAACTTCTTCCGGTGATGTATGGCCGATGAAACTGTCACAACCGAAGCGCCCTCAGAAGCGACGCTCACCGAGCGTTTGGCGGAGAAATTCGCAGGCCTGGGCGCTGAGCCCTCCGAGTCCGCGCCACAAACGACTGAAGAAGCCGCTTCTGAGTTCGCCGAAGTGGACTGGAACGGTGAGAAGTTCCAAGTACCGGCGAAGCTGAAAGAAGCCTTCATTCACAATGCCGACTATACGCAGAAGACGCAGAAGTTGGCCGACCAGCAGCGTGCACTCGATCACATCCGCGAAGTGGCCGAGCAGGGCCAGGCGCAGCAGGCGTTCATGTCGTCAGTCGCCGCTGAGCATCAGGAGCTCGCCGTCATCGATGCGTATCTTGCACAAATGTCCAAGACAGATTGGTCGCAGATGCCGATCGAACAGATGTTTCGTGCGAAGGCAGAGCTTGATACCATCAAGGAGCGAAAGGCGGCATTAAAGGAGACGATTTCCAACAAACGTGCTGAGTTCGACAAGAATCTGACGACGAAGATCTCAGAGCTACGCGCCAAGTCGCGCGAGCTGGCATCAAGGTCGATTACCGGATTCAATGAGCAAGCCGAGAAGGATGTGCGTACTTACGCGCAGTCCGAAGGACTCAACGACCGCGAGATTGACAATGTCCTCCTGGACCCCCGGAGCTTCAAGGTGCTCTGGAAGGCCATGCAGTATGAGAAGGTCGTGGCATCGACCGGAAAGGCCGTGCAAACGGCTCAGAAGGTCATGAAACCCGGCGCAGCCTCCGAGCGGATGCCCGCAAAGACGGCTGCAGATCTCAACTTCCGCAAGGCGATGGGGACCGCGAAAACATCCGGTCAGAAAGCTCAAGTCATCGAGCAACGCCTTGCGAAGCAATTCGGAGGATAGACTCGTGACTGTTTTAACCAATACCACCCTCACGTTCGGCGTCGGCTCCGGCGGCGGTATCCGTGAGGATCTCGAGGACGTCATCTGGGAATTGTTCCCGGAAGACACTTGGGCCGTCAGCAATCTCGACAAGATTGATGCGACCGCCCCCACCCACGAATGGCTGAGCCAGCAGTTGGCCTCGGCCGGAACCAACATCGGAGTGGAAGGCGATGATGCCTCCTTCACTTCGCTGACCTCACCCTCCCGCTTCGGGAACTACACCCAGATCCTCTCCAAGACCTTCCTGGTCTCCGATACATTGGAGGCGACAAAGAGGGCTGGCCGGGGCTCTGAAGTGGCCCGCGGCGCGATGGTGAAGATGCGGGAACTGAAGCGCGATATGGAGTATGCGATCACCCGCAATGCCCCAGGCACAGCGGGCGGCGCCACGACCGGCCGCTCCATGGCGGGCATGGAGACCTGGATCGCAGGCTATCTCAACAACGCCGCAGTGGGTGCGACTGTCACGGCCTCAAGCTGTGTAGTCTCGACCACCACGGCCAATACCTGCACGACGCCCTCTGCAACCTCGGGCGTGCCGGGAACAGCGCCCACGGATGGCACGACGACGGCAGTCCTCACATCGACCAATCTCAATCTGGCGCTCCAGGGCGCTTGGTCGAATGGTGGCGATCCCTCGATCATTCTGAGTTCTGCGGCTCAGAAAACGCAGATCGATGGATTCACCTCCATCGCGACGCGGTTTGTCGATGTGGACTCGGCAACGCAGAGCCCGATCATCGGCGCTGCGAATGTGTATGTGAGCGATTACGGCCGTCACACGGTGGTCCTGCATCGCTATATGCGCACGTCGGTGATTCTGTGCTTGGACCCGAACTACTGGGCGATCGCCTTCCTGCGCCGACCGATGGCGCGTGAGCTGGCACGTACCGGAGATGGCACCAAGTACCAGATCATCGCGGAGGCGACGTTGGTGGCACGCAACTACCAATCTTCATCCAAGGTGGTTGCGCTCACATAACACTATGTCTGAGATGTTTGAATACGACCCGCTCACCGGCATTCGCACGGATCTCACTTGGAGTGAGTCCGAACAGAAGATGACGGTGATTCGGTCGGCGGATGTCGAGCCGGTCTTGGATTGGACACGCTCGATGGCGAACGAAGTCGGGGTGAATCGCCATGATATTCGGGAGGGATGGTGGCTATACGCCAAAATCCCTCCCATTGTCATCGTGCAGATGCGAGCGAAGGGCATCAACGTCTTCGACAAGAACGATCAGAAGCGGATGTTCGCTGAGATCAACTCTCACTATCCATGGCTCAAAACTACAACGGGGAATGAGGGCGGACGGGAGAAGATCATTGTCAGCGGATGATTACAAACGCGCGCAGTCGTTTGCGATGTCGGGCCAGTACAAGGAAGCTTGGGAGATTCTCGCGCAGAAGCTCATCGATAATCCGATGGACTTGCGCGCGTTGGTCACCTCAAGCTATGTGATGTTGAAGCTGGGCGGCCTGCCGCAGGCGTATCACTTCGCGCGCACAGCCACACAGATTGCGCCGAAGGATGATGCGACGTGGACCAATCTCGGCCATGCCGCAAGTCAGATGTGGCTTGAGCAGGAAGCTGAAGAGTGCTATCGGACCGCGCTGAAATGCGCGCGCAGCGAGGATCACAAGAAAGTCCTGCTGCTGAATCTTGCCGCGCTCTACATCGATAACGGCCGTTTCGCGGAAGCGGAGAAGATCACACAGCGGCTACTCGCGATCGACCCTCAGTACCCGAAGGCGATTGCGAATTTAGGCTTCTGTCAGCTCGCCGCTCGCAACTGGGAGGGCTGGAAGAAGTACCGCAACACCATCGGCTCTGACTGGCGCCCGAAGGTGCAATACAAGAACGAGCCGGAATGGGATGGATCTCCTGGAAAGACTGTCGCGCTGTATGAGGATCAGGGGCTTGGTGATGCGGTCGCCTTTGCTTCGGTCTTACCGGATGCCGCGAAGGTCTGCAAGAAGTTGATTCTCGACTGCGATCCGCGGTTGGCCCCTTTGTTTCGCCGCTCTTTCCCGCAGGTGAAAATCTACGGGACCCGTCGGGCGACCGATCAGAAATGGGATCGCGAAGACTGGGATATCGAGGCGTCTTTGCCGCTTGGGCAACTGGGTGAATTCTTCCGCACAAACGATGCGGAGTTTCCAGGCAAAGCCTATCTCGTGCCCTGTCCTGATCGGACCGCGCAGTGGAAATCGCTGTTTGCCTCAAAAGGAAAGCCCGTGATCGGGATCGCATGGAGTGGCGGAATCTCCAAGACGGGCGCACGTATTCGCCATTTTCCACTTTCCGAATGGGCGCCAGCGCTCCGCAAAATCGATGCTCACTTCGTATGCCTGCAATACAAGGATGCGAGTCAGGAAATTGCGAAACTCAGATCCGAGCATCCAGAGATCGATATTCAGCAGTATCCATGGGCGACCCTAACTCAGGATTACGACGATACGGCAGCCTTAGTAGCCGCACTCGATGCCGTCATCAGTGTGCCGACGGCAGTTGTGCATCTGGCCGGAGCGCTGGGAGTGAAAACCTTTGCCATGAAGGCCAAGGCAAGCTGCTGGAAGTTTCAATCGGAGATTCCATACCACGATCGCAGCGCCATCCAATTTCTAGAACATGGGAATTCTTGGAATGATGTCCTACATCGAGCCATCAAAGCCTATTCCAATCTGGAAGGCGATCAAGCGGGTATTCATCGGCTACGACCCTCGCCAGCCGATCGCATACAACGTATTGCAGCACTCAATCGTGACGCGCGCATCGGAGCCCATCGCAGTAACGCCGCTCATCCTTAAGCAACTGCCTATCTGTCGAAGAGGGCTGACGGAGTTCACTTACTCGCGCTTTCTCATTCCATGGCTGTGTGATTTCAAAGGCTCGGCGCTCTTTCTCGATGCCGATATGGTCGTGACTGGCGACATTGTGGAGTTGTTCAATGCCGCCAATTACGTTTCCGATGTACAAGTCATGAAGGACCAGCCGAAGTTCGAATGGGCATCTGCAATGCTCTTCAACAATGCGCGTTGCAACGTTCTCCAGCCTGAGTTCATCGACGACACGCGCAACCCTCTCCTGGATCTGGCCTGGGCGAAGAGCATCGGTGAATTTCCCGCCGAATGGAATCATTGCGTGGGCTATCAGAAACCCACACCGTCCAAGCTCTATCACTATACGCAAGGAATTCCATGCTGGGCGGAAACTGCCGGTGTAGAGGATGAGCCTTGGACGGATGCTGCCATGGAAATGGTGCATACGGTCTCTTGGTCCGAGTTGATGGGCGAGAGCGTTCATGCCGAAAAGGTGCGCCGTGCGAATCTCGGATAACTATCGAGCCGAGCAAGAACGGCTGCATCAGACCACGCTGTATGGAACGGCATCGATCGAGTATGCGCCGCTGGTTTCGCAGATCATTGAGAAAACCCAAGCCGGGCACGTGCTGGATTATGGGTGTGGCTCTCAGTGCAATTTAGCGCGCCATCTCAAGGTCAAGCACGGATTTCATTACCAGGCATATGACCCAGCCGTTCCCAAATTCGCAGGCGATCCTATACCGGCGCAGCTCGTTTGCTGTATCGATGTGCTTGAGCATATTGAGCCGGAATGTTTGGATGAGGTATTGGAGCACTTAAGATCGCTCACAGAAGCGATCGCCTTCATCACGATCCATACAGGGCCTGCAGTCAAAACTCTTTCTGATGGCCGCAATGCGCATTTGATTCAACAGCCCTTGGAATGGTGGTTACCGAAGCTATGGGATCGCTTCGATATTCAGACGGTTCAGCGCACATCCGAACACGGGTTTTATATCATCGGCTATGCGAAATCCGTGATTGAAACTGAAGCCGGAGGACGCGCGTAGTGCAATTCGCGAGCTATAGCGCCTTCCGCACGGCCGTCCAACAGATGATCGATGGCGATGATATTTCGCAGTCGGATCTGTCGGTGGCAGTGCTCGATCTCATGATCGCAGCCGGAGAACGACGGCTGTATCGGGATGTGCGTTCCAGCACGCAAGACACGGCGTACAGCCTCGTTGTCGCCTCCAACGCCGTGACGCTCCCAGCGGATGCGATCGAGCTCAAGGGCGCGCCCTATGTACCGACATTCCCTGTCGTAGTTTATGCACCCTGGGAAGCGGTGCAGAACGCGATTCAGCTGAATGCAGGCTTGGGTGGCGGCACTACACTGACCGCGAATCCGGCCTTCTACAGCTTCGAGGGCGACACGATCATCTTCTACCCGAAGCAACCGGATGGAACGACAGTCACGGGGCGGTATTACAAGAAATTCTCCGATATCTCAGGCGGCTTGAATACGCTCTTCAATCGCCATCCCGATCTGTTCCTCTACGCCGCACTCGCTGAGAGTGCGCCCTTCATTGGTGAGATGACACGGCTGTCGGTATGGGAGGGAAAATATACCGGTTTGGTGCAGTCGGCGAATGAGGAAGAGCGACGCAGGCAGACGCGCGGATCAAAACTGCAGACGAGGGTGGCGTGAAAACGGCATTTCTCGGACAAGCCTATGCCAGCCGCTCGCCGATTCTCGCTTCGCAGACGGCGATCAACATCTTTCCAGAAGTCATCGAGACCTCCAACGGCAAGCAGGTCGTCGGCGGTTTCTATGGGACACCTGGCCTGCAGAGCGTATTCCATGGCAACGGCGAAGTGCGCGGGCTGTGGGTCTCACCAACCGGGACACCAGGACAGTATTACCTCTTTGCGGTGATTGGCTCGACCGTCTATCGATTCGATCAGCTCTACCACGCGACGAACTTGGGAACGTTACCCAACATCTCAGGCCGTGTCTCGATGGTAGATAATGGCAGTCAGCTCGCGATCGCCCATCAGGACGGCATGCACTATGTGGCGCTCACTGGCGCTGCGATCGCTCCCGTTGCGGCCGCTCCGAAAGGGGCGATCCTATCCGCCATCGATAATTATGGCCTCTTCTCGGAAAACGTCGGAGGTGAGTTCGGGATCACAGCGCTCGGTGATCTGTCCACCATCGATGCGCTTGATGTGGCGACCGCTGAGGGCTGGCCGGATGATTGCGTCTCCTGCCTAGCGGACCATCGCGAGGCGTGGCTCTTCGGCACTGAGACGATTGAGATCTGGTCCGATACGGGTGCCTCTTTCTTCCCCTTCGAGCGCGTGCCTGGCGGCTTCATGGAGCAGGGCTGTGCCGCGAAGTGGAGTCCGGCCAAGATCGATAACTCTGTCTTCTGGCTGGGGCGGGATCGCAATGGCCGCGGCGTGGTCTATCGGGCGAATGCCTATGTCCCGCAGCGAATCTCCACGCATGCGGTGGAGTATGCCATCAACCAGGGCGTCGATATCTCTGATGCGATCGGCTTTGCCTATCAGGAAGAAGGCCATCTCTTCTACTTCCTGACCTTTCCTAGGCTCGATCAGACCTGGGTGCATGACGTGGCGACCGGTCCGCAAGGAGCTTGGCATCAGCGTGCCTACAAGGATGCGCAAGGACTTCTGCATCGTCACCGGGCGAACTGTCACGCGTACTTCTATGGCGACCACCTCGTGGGGGATTACGCGAACGGCAACATCTACCGGATGTCGCTCAATCTCTATGACGACAACGGCGATGAGATTTATCGAGAGCGCGCTTGGGAAGTCGATGAGGATGAGAATCGCCGCATTCGCGTGGATCGGGTCGAGCTTCTGGCCTTAGCTGGGGATGGTCAAGCCTCTACATACGGCGATCCGAAAGTGTTTTTCCAGAAATCGAACGATTCCGGCCGCACGTGGAGTTATGAGCGGTTCCAGACGTTAGGCCCGGTCGGTGCGCGCAAGGTGCGTGCAGCCTGGCGCCGCGGCGGTATGGGCCGCAATCTCGTCTTCCGCGTGGGCACGACCATGCGTCAGCGCGTGTCCTGGGTCGGAGCCAACTTGAGCGGGGAGGTGCTTGCGGTATGAGCACGCTAATCCCGCCGCGCTATGAGCTTCCCATAATTGATGCACAGAGCGGACGCATGAGCCGGGAGTGGTACAAATACTTGGTCCAGCTCGGCAATTCCATCAGCGGCTCCCCGACGCTGGCGAGCGATCTCACCAATCTCGAAACCGCCGACTCAGCAGCCGTCGAGGCTTTCTCGCTCACCGCCATGGGTCTTGCGCGGGAGGCTGAAGCCATGGCCTGGCTCGGCGGCGAGGATCTACCGAAAACTCCTGATGTCAGCTTACTCGCCTGGTGGCCGCAATGAGTGTCAATGCGATCTCTCTGGTTCAGGCCGTCCAGCTGCCGAATGCAGTGGCGGCGCAGTACACCTGTCCTGCGAACAGCAAAGTGGTCATCCGACATGTGACGTTCACTAACACGGACGGTGCAGGCGCGCATCTGGTGACCGCGCATGTCGTGCCCAACGGGGGGTCTGTTTCCAACTCGACCATGGTCATGGATGCACAGTCAATCGCCTCCAAAGCGACTTACGTCTCGCCGGAGCTCTCCGGGGTCGTACTCAACGCGGGAGACACCCTGCAGTGCTTTGCGGATGCAGCGACTCAGGTCTCGATGAACGCGAGCGGGATACAGCAGACGTGAAAGTCACTATTAACAAAGAGCCCTTTAGCCTCGATGTGTTTGCGGAGCTTCTTCCGCTTGCGCAGAAATGCTGGAATGAAAGCACCGAATTTAAGGGGCAAACGTGCGCGTATTACGGAGACAGGGACTTTGAGATTGAGCCGGATAAAGAAGCGTACCAGCGGTTGGCAGACCAGGGCTCCCTTGTAATGGTGATGCTGCGAGATGAGGGGAAATTGCAGGGCTATGTGGTGGGTTTCCTCTATCACAGCCTGCATCACAAAAAGATCCTCTGCGGGATCGGGGACAACATCTATGTTGAGCCTGACTACAGGGCTTATACCGCAGTGGTTGCTGAAAGATTCGAGAAGGAAATGAAGAGCCTCGGCGTCAAGATCATCGGTTGGCCGGTGCACATGAATGGGCCAGTTTATGAATTGCTCAAGGCAAGAGGGTATGTCGGCGACGACATCGTGATGGAGAAAAGATTGAGGAGTGACAAAGAATGTGTGTAGCGGCGGCGATTGCGGGCGCGGCGGTTGTCGGAGCAGGCGCAAGCATCTACTCCTCGGACCAAGCTGCGAGCGCCCAGAAAGACGCTGCGAACCAAGCGAGCAATACGCAGCGCTCGATGTTCAACACGATCCAGGGGAATGAGGCGCCCTGGGTCCAGACCGGACAGCAAGCGCAGAACGCACTGGCACAGTTCTATGGATTGCCGGGTGGTTCCGCAGGAGGCTCTGCTGGCGGCAGCCAGCAGCCACTGAGCTTCGAACAATGGAGTGCGCAAAATCCGAGTAGCGGCGGCGGGCAGATTCCATACAACAACTTCCTCCAGAATTCCGGGCACGGCGTGGGGCAAATTCCCGGAATTCCCGCCTCTGGCGCGGGATCGGCCGATCAATCGGCGGCCTATCAGGCTTATCTGAAGAACTTCAATGCGTCTCCTGCGTCGGGCGCATCAGGCACCGCATCCACGCCAGATTACAACAAAATCCTCTCCAACTTGCCGGGCTATCAGTTCCAGCTCCAGCAGGGCGATCAAGCCGTACAGCGTAATCTCGCCGCGCGAGGACTGCTGCAATCAGGCGCCGCCGCGAAATCGCTGGAGACCTTCGGACAGGGTTTGGCTAGTCAGTATGCAGGCCAGTACACGCAGGGCTTGCAGAATCTCTCGCAGCTGGGCGAGGCGGGGGCGGCTGGGGTCGCCAGCGCCGGCATGAATGCCGCCAATCAGATCGGCTCGAATCAGATCTACGGAGGCAATGCGGCGGCGGTAGGTGCTGCCGGCGTGGGGAATGCGATCAATTCAGGACTAGGAGGACTGGCAGGGGCTGCAGGCTATTACCAACTGTCGCCCTATTACACCTCGACGAATGCCGAGATGGATGCGCTCAATCAGAATGGCTTCGGCGACAATTGGAGAACGCCTCGGATCTTTCCGAGTACGGGGCTGAACTGATATGGCCGACTTTGTATATCCCCAGGTTAATCCGCCGCCCGATGTGTTGGGCTCCTACCTGCGCGGCCAGATGGCGCCTCTCCAGATGCAGGGAGCCCAGCAGTCCCTTCAGCAAGGACAGCAACAGTTAGAAGCAGGCGGCCTCAACATCGAGCAATTGCGCATGGCGCTGCAAAATCAGCGCATGGTACAGGACATCGTTCGCGGCTCGCTGGGCGGTCAGATGCAGGGAGGCCCTCCCATAGGAGGCGTCCCCGGAGGAATGCAGACAGGGCCGCAGGGCTCGGTCTCGAGTACCCCGTCACAAGCGTCCGGTGGTCTTACCTCCAGCCCAATGTTCGAGCCTTCGACTCAAGCCGCGCTCGCGCTCTTGCAGGGGCGAGATCCAGTTAAGGCCGCGCAGGATGCGCAGGACTACAAGGTCAAGCAGGCGCAGTTGCAAGCTCAGGGGCCGCTTGATCTCATCGATAGCGTGTTCAATTCTTCCCAGCCTGCGCGCACGGTCATGGCGAATCCGAGTCTGATCGCGAAGTGGCCGCAGATCGCGCAAGCCCTGGGATTGGATCCGGTGCGGGACTTCAATGACGCGAACGTGCGCCGCGGCCTTGCCATGGCCGGCAACAATCTGCGCGGGTCGGTCGGAATGGCGGCGAAGGAATATCCGGTCGAGCTGCAGACCTTCGGAGGCGCTTATGGAGCGGTGCTCCAGCGCGATCCGGTCACAGGCAAGATGACCCAAGTCCAAGGGCGCGAGATGCCCTCCTACTCGCTTAAGGATGTGTACGACCCTTCGACGAACACGACCCGTGGCGTGCCCGTTCAAACGGGTGGCTGGGGCATGGGCGGAGTCAATCCGAACACCGGTCAGGGAACCGCCGGTGCCGCTCCCGCAGGCGTGAATCTCGGCATGAAGGCGCCGACCGATCCGGAGCTCAAAGCGGCCATGTTCGGCTCGGAGATGCGCGCCGGGCTCAATACCATGACCCGGCTCGAGTCCGCAGGCTTCAACCTCAGTCCTAAGACCCGCACGCTGCTGATTAATGCCGCGACTGAAGAGGATCCGGGCGCCATCAAGCAGCTCCTGAGCCAAGAGGCACTCGTCCATGGCATGACGCCGCAGGAGCAGACGTATGTAGCCGCTCTCATGCCGATGCTGCAGGCCGCTGGACACGATCAATCCGGAGCGCGGCTCACGACCGCGCAGATCCGGCAGAACGTCGAGAGCCTCTTGCCGGTCGATGTGCGCAATCGGGACGCGATGGCTCAAGTACAGAAGAACCGTGAGGGCTTCTACACCGGCCTGCTCTCTCAGGCGGGATCCGCCGTACACCTGCCGCAATACGAGGGCACCTTGGGGGCGGACCTCAAGGCCGTCCAGGGTCGCAACGTACCGATGCTGAGCCCGGAAGAGGCCCGCAAGTTGCCGAAGGGAAGCCATTTCCGCTCATCTGATGGTCGACTGCTGGTGAGGCAATGAGCGATCCGTACGCAGGCATTGGTGCTGATGCGGATGAATACGCCGGCATCGGTGCGCCTGCGTCCATGCCGATGCCCAATGCTGCCGTATCGGTCTCTCCTGAGAACTACTCGCCCGTCGAGGGCAACAGCTTTCTGCGCAATGCGCTGATTGGCTCAGGCAAGTTCTTTACCGATCTCGGATTGGGAGCGCGTCAGGTCGGCGCCCAGCTGGCCGACGGCACATTCGGCACGAACTACACGCCCGCGCTACTGAAGGAAGCGGCCGAGAAGCGCGCGATCGATGCGCCGGTGATGGAGACTGCAGGTGGCAAGGTCGGGCAGATCGGTACTGGAATTCTCACCGCGGCACCCTTGGCGGCGATTCCCGGGGTGGGCACGTATATAGGGGCGGCGGGTGTAGGCGGCGGGACTGCAGCATTGCAACCTGTGACAGCGGGCGAATCCCGCGCGATCAATACCGGAGTCGGCGCGGGATTGGGCATCGCCGGACAGGCTGCGGGCAATTGGCTTTCGAACTGGATTCGCGCGCGCGCTACACAGCCCATTATTGATGCAGGGCTTACGCCTGCTCAAGAAGCAGCAGCCGCTGGCGGACAGAATCTTGGCATGCGCTTGACGCCCGGACAGGCGAGCGGAAGTCGAGGGCTGCAACAGCTGGAAGCTAAGTTGGAATCCCAGCCTTGGACCTCCGGCCCATTCAATTCCCTGAAACGCGCAAATCAGGAAGTGTTGAACAATGCCGCTGCACGATCCATCGGCGAGAACGGCACAAGCTTGGATGCGACGGTGCTTGATGCGGCCAATACCCGTCTCGGGAATGTCTTCGAGTCGGTGCGCAATCCCAACAGCG